CCAAGCACCTAAAAAACCACCATTGTCTTCAAGTCTTTCGTAGTCGCCTCTCGTTTCAGAATAGACCGTGTTCCTAACAGATTCTTTGATTATCTCAAGAATTTGCCCAGAAAATTCGTCTACAATCTCTGTCATCTCAGCCGAGAATACCGCCATCAACTGGACGTCATTAGTTATAGGAGCTCCCGCCATCGCTCACCTCCCGTGGTTATATCTCCACCTTACTGTTTTTATTACGTTTATCCGTAATGTCTTCACTAAAGTTGCAATCCTCACATATCATAAATGTATTGGAATAGCTAACTCCTTCTTCGTCATCGACGACATCAACCACTTTCAGTCTACCACCACATTCGGGGCAACCGTATTCCAGGTACTTACGAAATTTTTCTCTATATGGCATATAATGAAATCCATCTTTTATGTGGTAGTTTTTTTAGGTCTGCCCTTTTTTACCGGCAATTCTTCCGTGGTTTCGATATTGGGATAGAATTTACCCACATCGGCTTTAACGGCTTCGAATTTCCCCAACAACTTTTGGATGCCGTCTTCGCTGAAATCCATGTCTTTTACTTTGGCGATGGCGTCGCTGGCTACATCTATCAACCGCTTAAATGCGGACACAACAGATTGCTGTTCCTGCAATTCTTTTTCAATCTTTTTGATGTCGATATAAAGTTCATCGAGATCCATAATCTCAGCAGATACTTTATTCCAAAGTCCGCTGGAAACCACATCATCTATCACAATGTCTTTTATGTCGACGTTGGTGAGAACGTCTAAAACTGCAACAACCAGGGTATAATGTCTGGTAAGATATTGAGTAACGACATCATCGTCTGCTGCGCTAAAATACGCGGCTAAAATTGTATTTTTATCCGTCATATTAATGAATTTCTTAACCAGAACTTTTTTATCACTGAAAAGAAATTCAGCCAGAGGTTCTTCCTTATTCGATAAATCAAAATTTATTTTTTCCATTTATTTCATCCTAAATTATTCTTCCTCATATTTAAAGCAGGGGGGGTCGATAACTACGTCCATGATACCGCCATCACATGCTTTCTGCGCGAGTTCACGATAATAAACTTCGAGGCAATCTATAGTTGCATCTCGCTCGTCGAGTTTACGTATAAGTTTCTTGTTTTCTCTTTCTAGCCTGCCAATACGAAGTCCCTGATCATCAAATTTCTTTTCTTGATCCAAGAATTTTTTATCATATGTGTCAATTACGTTTTCAAGCCTGCTGATGCGAGTCAATTGCTTATCTAGGGCGTCCTCGTATTTGTCAATGGTTTCTGCGGCGGTTTTATCGTTTTCCACCACCAATTTATTTTTATCTCCACGCGACAAAAATGTTTTCCAAAGCATTACTAGAATGCCGATGAGTGCTACGATATCAGTAATGCTAGGACTTGTCATATCGCCTCCGTCTATCTTTTATTTTTTGAATATGTGCTTTAATTATATCCGGTAAATACATGGGTTTAAAATTAGAAACGGATTCAATAACGACAAGAACGATGAGCATTGTGGCTGCTGGTCGAATCCAAGTACTAGAAAATGCGTATTCGCTACCATCAAGGGGAACAAATTTTAAAATCGAGTAAACGACAGACCAATAGAGTCCTAGAAAAGAATACATCCATTTGCTCCAATTACCTACTTCTTCACGATTACGCACCGCATGAATAAAATTAGTGACACCTACAATAAATCCTCCCAAGATATTGACATATAACAATATCTGTGCAAACACATTTAATACCACCATAGGCGCAATTCTCCTTTCGAAATAATTAGGAGGGATATCGTTATAATACCCCTCCTGTTATCGAAAAAAGATTAAGCGGTTGTCACAATACTAATGGTATCATGTAACAAGCCGGCATCCGCATCGACATATGAAGCAGTGACAGTAGCAAGCCATCCGGCTGCAACAGCAGATCCTGCCGTCACCAAGCCAGTATGGAGTCCTACATTGAAATTGGCTGCAAGAGTTGTTGAACCGCTGGTTACAATAAACGAAGCCGTTGTAGTAACATCTACGTTAGATAGCAAGCCACCACGAATACCCCAAAGAGTAATTTGTTTGCTCTTAGGCAATCCGGCCGCAACAGAGAATGACAGCGTGGCAGGGCTGGCTGCCAAGGAAAGAATTGAAGGTGTGGTGTCGGCGACAGGAATCCAGGTCACTTTGGCATAGTATTCGCCGGTGTCGCAATCGCTTGAAGCCACGGCAAGGGCACTACCTTCGAGAGCCTGATTGCTGACCCCATTGGCTGCAAAACTCAAGGTGTAGTTACCAGTAACTTGGAAACTCGGAATATTGATCTGAACGTAATTCTGGATCGCGCCGGTGTTGTCGCGCTCTTCTGCAATAAGCGTAAGGTCTACGACTGTAGGCGGAAGAACGGTTTCAACGGTAATTTGATCCGCAGTAATGGTGTATTCATAGATTGCATTAACGCGATCATCTGCACCACCACTAATTGTAATTACACTGCCAACAGGAGTTACGGTTTCAATCAAGCCATTAGAAAGAACAACGCTGACGTCACCCAGCGGGGTATCAAGCAAGGTGCCGCTACCACTAGCAGAGAGAACAAGACAATCTGTTTTTACCGCTGTAACGCTACTATTCAAAACGCTTGTACCGGCATTAAGAGCAAGGATGGTTTTATTAAATGTTGCCTCTGTGATTTTTACTTCAACTTTTCTGTCATGAATATAGGTATAAAGCAGGGGGTTGTTCCTGCCACCTCTCACTTCTGTTGCCTGCGTGGTTATTGTTAATGCGCTATCGATATTGGCTGTACCATAAGCAAGTGCATTGCCAGTAGTTGCATCACGAAGAATTGCGTCGGCAACTGTAACCAAGAATCTATTCGAGTCTGTCATATGTTATTTTCTCCTTTTTTATTTAGTTATAATTCAAATTATCGGAACATCTTATTTTCCAAGGACGGCTTTATTCTTGTCAAAAAATGTCTCCGACGCTATCAATATATCATCATATCTTCCTTTTTTACCTCGGTGATAAAGATAATGTTTTAGCTCTCCGCCTTTCATTTTGATCTCACCAGAGGCTATAAGAGGTTGATATAAATCAAATTGTTTTAACGTTATCATTCTATCAAATATGTTTTGCAACTGATATATAGTATATTCACCAATTTCTTCGGGATTTTTACGCAATAAAATAGAAAGTGTAAATATCTGATCGGCGAAATCTATATCAGATCTGCCATGTGAGCGTATTAATTTCTGCTCCAGTTCAGGATGGTACTGATTCACATATTCTATGCTACTGCCGTTTTGTTCCAGTATGATTTCCCGCAGTTCTTCAAATTCCCATTCATTGATTTCCACGTCGTCAATAATAAGATAGACCATGGAGTTTTCACCGCTGTAGGGTTTGCCGCTGTCTATAATGTGAGTTTCTATTTTTACTTTTTGTCTTTTGGTTACATATTTGAAGAAATCCTCAATATCTTCGATGGTTTTATCCCTGATGTCTTTATCCGCAGATATGGCGATAATAAATCTGAGATAACTCATCTTTATTACGTCTTTATCTGCTACAAAATTCTTGGGATATGTAAAAATATTATAAAAAGCGCTAAAATATTTCATATCTTTTATTTTGACGGGATAGAATTCCAGTCCTTTATAAATCTGAGATAAGCCAAATACGTCGTTGCTACTAATATATGATTTTGACAGGTCTTCATTCATAGTCTGCTCCTATCCCAAGGCATTACTGCACATAACCACAGACATGCCTTTATAGGGAATACTCCCTATTACACCAACTCTACATCTTGACGACGCTCTGGCGTTAAAGTATAATCTACCCACGCCTTCGATGTCGGCGCCATTTAGCACCTCTATCAGTCTTTGTATAATAACTGCATTTCTTGTGGCATAGTTGGTCATGGTGGAAAGACTGTAATGACTGTAGACTTCGAAAAGCACGGAGGAAGTACCATAGATGTGATTGGCAGGAACAACTTCAGCCGGACTTATTCTCAATATTGTAGCAGCAACTGTCCAGCTCTGATCTTGTCCTACATCGAAGAATACCCTGTGGTCGATTTCGTCGCCCTCGCCATTCCATATCAACGCACCTTTTTCGGCTTTGCTGAGATCGGCATGTAGTGAGGAATTCCAAGCATCAGCAGTTGTATATTTTAACAACCTCCATATTAATTCATCGTTATCCATAAGATATGAGCAGATGTTATAACTCATTTGAGGGAGTAGGCTGAATTTATTATAAGCCCATTGATTACTGTCTAAATTAGGATCGATATTAGGCATAATGTCACCATGCTCCCTTCAAATTTACGCTTATTTGTTTTACAAAGCTACCGCTTGTAGCATTTATAAGCAAGGGATAATCCAAATATTTATTTACATTATTGACTGTAAACGCATTATCGCCGATATCCGCCATTGTATAATTTGCTGCCGGTACATTGGCATCTGCAAGCGGGAATGTGAACACATTAGATTGTTGTATGCCGTTGGTATATACATAGGCAGTGAATGTTTTAGACTCATCTTCTAATATGAATGTATCATCTGATGGTGTTATCCGTACTTCTTCTGTTGAAACACCGGAAGTACTTACTGTTACCGCGGCACTTGCTGAAACCGTGGAATTACTAGCCATGGTGGAAGTAATTACGGCAACACCAGAAGCACTTAGAGTCAAAGAACCTGTTGTTGAAACCCCGACTTTTGCCGCGTCGCTACTAGTGTATACTACGGATTTGGTGATAGGATCTCCGTTGAGTGTTACAGTAGAAACCAGTTGACGTGTTTCTCCGACATTTCCTGTTATTACCGCAGGTGTTAGAGACAAGGCATAGACGTTGTCATAGTAGTTTGCTATGCCCAAACTGAGGTTATCGAGGTCGTTGTTTATTTCCCAACCACCTACTGTTAACGTAAGCAATCTGCTAGTTGTATCGTCATCGGTCTCTTGGTTTTGAGTATTTTGAACGCCGTTGCCAAATACGCGCCAACACAATCTATTATTGGGGCGACCAAATAGAAATCTCTGTCCGCCTTTGATTAATTCAGTATTAGAATTTAGTTGCACATATATGTCTATGTAGCCCTGTGGTATGATCAAATTTTCTGCCGTAAGTGTATCTTTACTTCTAGCTATTTTATAATCAATGGCACACGGTTCCTCATAGTAAACTCCGTTGTCGCCAATCCAGCGAAGATATTCGTTGGCTCTCCTAACCATACAGTTATTTGACAGCGATTTTATCGTGTCGCTATAAACACATATCCAGTAATTATTTTCGAAATAATATTTTGTACCTATACCTGCAATATGAGTGTCGCTTGGTTTGAATATCAACTGTTTGAAATCATCACTCAGCCGAGCGCCAGTCATGTTATCAATAGCAGAGGTTACTCTTGCGGTTGCATCTACTAAAGATCCACTGGCAAAACTTGATTCTCGTTTAATTACATACACGTCTGAAGCAACTTCAAACTGCTGATTCACAAGAGCATCAAATTCTTCAACTAGTATGGAACTTGCGCTTATAGCAGGAGGAGATAATTGATAATATTTTAATCCCATATGTTACGCCTCCCTAAACCGCTCTGTGATCAAAGTCTTGGTTCTGCCAGTCAACCCAGTCTAGTTTTCTGAAGCCGTAATTGTTGAGTAGTTGACTGATTTCTTCAGTTTTCATAATGTAGTATTCCTTCTTAGCTTGAAGATTCTGAGCAGAAGAAAAAGTTTTAAAATCCCTGTCGGTTATAAAGTTTTGCATTTGCAGGACGTCGCTAATAGACTTAGCCATCCAGTATTTTACCATAATTTGACTGAGGATTATTTTATTTTCTGTAGACAACACAACAGAAAAACTACCTTCGGTTGTTCCGCTCGTAGGAGCATATGTTAGTACTTGATCGCATTCATTGAACTCTACGATGGCGTCCATCAACCAGGGTTCCAGATATTCATTAAGCACGAAACTTCCACTGGTATTATAGATGGTATCCAAGCGGTAATCGGTTACGCGCATGAGAAACAGATCATTTATTTCCGATGATAATGTTCCCATAAACCTCCTTCCTGTTGTATTATAGAAGTACGGTAGCCTAATGACTACCGTACCCATAAAAGTTTTTTATTAGGCGTGTACCTAAAGGCAGTTCCTACTCGTTTTTAATTTCATTAATTTCTTGCACAGCCTTTACCCTGGCGTTGATGTCAACCCCAGATACTTTGGATATGCTGTTGACGAGATTAAAATCTACGGGTTCATTAGCAACCATTTTTTGTATGATAAAATCAACAACAATTTTTTGCTGCTTGGGATTGGCTACTTGAAACAGGCTAAGAGCATCTTTATGATTACTCAAAATTTGTTCAATTTGCACCTTGGTTAATATGTGAGCATATGTTTCTTCCAGTCCCTGAGATTTAATTACACGATCATCTAAAATCAGATAATAACCGGCTTCCAGAAAATTAGGATGATTGGCATTAATATCCAGTAGATCTCCAAATACGATGTTACGGGTTTCACCAAATTTCATAAAACTATAATGTTTACCCTGCCTGCCTTGAGCGGTGGATAAATTTAACTTATTATTACATAATGACATTACTTTTATATATTCATTTTGAGGAATATCGGCAAAAAGGCGGTTTTCAGCAGGTATTTCTATTTTATCGCCACCAACTTTTTGTGATGCCATTACTAATTTTGTAAGTTCTTCTACTTGTTTTCGAAGTTGAGAAACTTCATCCTCGGTATTCGAGGGTTTGATTTCCCTGTCTAAAGACTTAGGACGTGCCATTTTATATTTCTCCTTTTGTGGTACAATAGTACCATTTTATAATTATTATTCCGGCAATTTAATTTCGCCAGACGATATACGTTGTTTAAATTCTTCAAATTGTGATGGGGTGTTATTACCATGCCCATAGACTTTATGGTAAAGTACATGAACTGATTTTTTCATCACTGCGCCCAGCCCGTATTTATTGTGCAATTCGACTATTCGGAATAATACTTCTGTGCCGTATTTGCTGTAAGCGCTGGTATAATAATTTTCATCGCTTATACCAAATTCTGCCATTGCCGCTTTAGCAATAGTTTCAAAAGATGTTATATGATGAACATCTATAGGTATACTCGATTCTCCTGTTATACAACAAGTATAATTTGCTGCTCGAAGAGATGCAATAGTCCAAGGATCGAGCCTAGCTCTTGCGGCAACCCATATTTTGCTTACTCCGCCCTTCCACGTTGAAGATCCTTCTCCACGATTATTATATGCTCTTAAATCTATTCTGCATTGACGGCATGTTGGAAATTTTACAAAATCTCTAACCATTCGAAACGTTTCATGCCCAAGGGAACACTTGTAATGAATTTTGCTCGCACCAGTTTTATAGCCTTCGGGAAAAGAAACAAATTCTAAAGAATTATCAAGAAGCATTTTTAACAACTCTTTTTCTGGAAATCTGTTTACATAGAAGTTTTCAATCATACATTTTTTACAGCCAAAATCTCTTTTTAAATCGGCGTATGATAAAAAATTTATGTGTCCGCAAGGATATAATATATCTATCTTGTCTTTTGTAAGTACAGGAATCTTTGATAAAAATTTCAGGTTTTTAGATTCCATGTATTCTTGGGCTTTATCTATATCAAATTTTTTTGGAGTTCTTTTTGGCAAAGGATTGCATATTAAACATCTAGCCATACTGTTTATAATATCTCTAGATGCACCTTTCCAAATATTGCCACAAACAATACATTCTACTGTTACGTGATTTCGTATATTAGTAAACTCAATAATTCTAATAGTGCCGTCATAAAAGGAAGCAACTCTTCTTTCCGCTTCTTGCAATGTAATTCTAGCAGACATTAAAATCTCCTCACATATTATTAAATCTCACTATGATTTATGAGGCGGAAAGATATTAGTGAGGATATATCTTTTATCAGTAAATTAGCAAGATTTACCTATCCGCCTGCAAGAATATTACCACAATATTGCGAATTTGTCAAGGGTGGAGAATATTTCATCTCCACCCCAAAATGCAAATAAATTAAAGGCCAATAGTGGCGGCCACGCTCGATGTAATTACTCCGGCTTTCCAGAATTTTACAAATGACGCGTTTTGCTGGAGGTTGGCATTATCCCACTGTCCGTTGACATTGGAAATAGTCGATCCACCGATTACGCATTTGATAATCTTATCTGTTCCAGGAGCAACAATCCACAAATAGCTATCAGAAATCTGAAGACTAAACGGGGATTCCCAGTTTGCGACCTGGGGAATTTCCAGAGAATCTACGCCAGCGATGGTGCGAACATATCCGAGCTTCACAAATTCGCTGTCGATGTCATAACGAAAATTAGCATCTTCTGGAAGAATGCTAGCAAGAGCAACTTTGGTTCCTAACACAATTGGCTTGGCTCCCCCGTTGAACGCTGAAACACGCTGGCTTAGCTTTGTCAAATCGGCTTGTGAGTACCCAGTAACACGCAATCCTGTAGTTGCATCGGTTGACAACCCAGACATACCATTGTAGAAAGCGGTATAGATGTCTTTGGTCATCTCTGTTTCGATGGAACGAATCGCTTTTGAAGTAAACGATGCGAGGGATTCTTGACCAGTCAAAACACGGAACAAGGAAACACCAACGGTAATCATGTGCCCTTCGGGGTTCAAAGTAACTTGCTTCTCAAAACCTTTATGCATTTCAGCTTCACGCTGTCCAAGGCGACCAACTTTAGTCACAGGGAACAAGTCGCGGGAGCGAATGTCGAAGATTCCCGATTCGCCAAGTCCAAGGACTTTAATTTCGGCGTAAGCCGAAGTTCCCTGAACCATGGTATCGGGAAGAACGGCGTCAATCAATTGAGATACGATATTACCAACAGACCAAGAAACAAGAGGGTGAGTTGCCATCTGTTCTGGAGTCATGGTTGTCGCATCAACACCAGATCGTTTTGAAATTTCACGCAAAAGCATGGCATTCAAAGCCGCATCTTTTTCAGCAAAACTAATAGCTTTGCCGTCTTTATCAGCCTTGATGTAGGGGAACTGTTTAGTCCCATTCTCAGACCGATAATGATTCCAGTAATCGACAAAATTATCGAATAATGTCGTATCGCCAGCGGCGAACTGGACTACACTTGCAGGTAATTTAATAGTCATATTTTATTTTTCCTCCGTAGAAAATTTTTTGATAATGATTTTAGTCAAGTCAAAACATGACTACGATTAAGATTGATAAGCCTCGAACTGATAGGCGGTAATACGACCAGAGCCGATTGCCGAACCATTAGCTGAGGGAATATATGTGGTTGCAACGTATCTTAAGCACACACCAGTAGATGCGGCGGCTGCCCACTTCCACTTGTAGTTGCCGCTATCATCAGGAATAGCAAAAGCAGCGGTAGTGGTACTGTCGAGAGCTTCGGCGGTTAACGTGATAATATCTGCGTTGGGCTGAAGTTTAAAACCAGTAAACACGGTACAAGCAGAGGTATAAAAGTCCTGAATACTACCAAGTCCTTTATAAACATTGTCTCCAGCGGTAGCAAACGGAAGTTCGGGTTCTCCAACCATCCAAACAGCCGTCAGACTTGCGCTTGAAGGTGCTGTAGCCAGCCAAACTTCCCCCTCACCAGAAACCCCCGTCTTTTGGGCTGTCACGAAAACGAAACCATTATCGACAGCAGAAGCACTGATTGCGGGACGAATATAGGCATCAACGTTTTTAGCCATAACTTTATTTGGCACGAGCACTGCATGATTAGTCATATCTTAATTTTTCTCCTTTTTTGTTGTTATAATAATATCGACGGGTAGTAATACTATTTTACCCATCCTTTACTTAAATCTTGCTTATTCCTGTCTTTTTTATCAACCCAAGACATAGCAATTCGGTTGACACCATCATCAACCTTTTTATCTTTACCGAGTGAAAACGCTAAGGCTTTTATTTCATTTTTCCATGCGCCAACTGTTTCTAAAGTGAAATTCTTGCTATTTTCCCTTGCCTTTTCAATTTCTTCTTTTGGCATGGTATCAGAAACTTCGGCAATAGTGGACTCAACCTCAAAAGCAAATTGTTTGGCTTCTACATCTGCTTTGAACTGTTTCAGTTCTTCGTTAGCCGACATATAGACGTCACCATCTTCCTTTGCCTTTTTCAGTTCATCAGCCATTTTACACATTTTAGCATATGCCAGGGCATAAACTTTAGCGTGATCCAATTCTTCACCCGCCTGATGTTTAGCAACCAAGGCTTGATAATCCTCGGTTTCTTCGGCAAGCATGGCTAAAAACGCAGCGACATCGAGATTGCTGTCAAGAGACATTTCTTTCTTTTCAGATTCAGGCTTTTCTTCTTCATCTTCTTGCTTTTCGTCCGCCGGAGATTCTTCTTTTTTCTCTTCCTCTGGTTTTTCTTCAGCCATTTCTTCAGTCGTAGGCAATTCCATTTTTACTTCTTCGACTTTCGGTTCTTCTTGCATTTCTTCTTTCTTTTCTATTTCTTTTTCATCCACAGATAACTCCTCCTTTACTTCAAAATATGATAGTTGTTTACTATCTATTTCGTTTATAGCATTTACAATATTTCGACTCCATTCTACGGCATTGTTGCCGCCATGAAGAAGCCAAGATATGTATTCCGCATCGGGCTGATTTTTATTCTTTGGTACGCCCTTACGAGAATTTAAGAATTTGTGAATAGACTTAATTTTATCCATCTCCACAATTTCATTTTTAATAAGATGTCTTGCAACTGCTAGAGAAACAGATGTGCCACCAATACCCATGGATTTATATAGTTCCAAGCCTTTATTGGCATTTGCTTTTACTTCCTTCGGAATATTCATATCAATATTTCCGTATTTATTGGAAAATTCCATCAAGGCTTTTTCATAATCTTGTTTTTCCTTGGTAGCAAATGCAACCAAATCTGCTTTAGCCATAGGAATTGCAGGACGAACCATCTCTCCTAAAACAGTGATACACATGTAGCAGAAATTCAGGATTTCAGGCATTCCAAATTCTTCATTTTTATCCTGCTCAAAAACTTCCATCTCGATACTAACCGATTTTGATCGGTCTCTTTCGAAAATATCCATCATCTTACCGGAATATCTAGTCCATAATTTTCCTATGACGGACATCATAGTACGACCATCTTCTAGTTTTCTGAATTCAATAGGACTATCGTGCGGAACAAAACCACACGGAAGCTCATCCTCGCTATGTCCGGTGGCATCGTCGGTTACGCGGCTATACGCCCACACAATGGGTTTTTGTAATATCGTTGTCGCTGTTTTTCTAAGAGTATCTTCGGATATAAAGAGATCGTGCCTATTTTTTCCGCTGGCAAATGCATCTATCTTTAATGTGGCAAACTGAGAATTATTTGCTTCTTCTATCAGTTCCATATTTTCAATAGCAAAACTTAATTTTTCACTCAAATACGTTTTCCTCCTTTCGCCAAGGATTCCTACAACATAAAATGGTTATTTTATCGTCCCAATTTTATCAATATCTTTATCCAGCCAGGTGCATAGAATAGACATTCTTTTAATATATCGCTATTACTGAAATAATAAATATCGCCTTGCTGAGATAATATGGGAATATTATTGCTGATAATATATTTAGCAACCAATCCCTTGTAGGCAACTTTGTTGCCGATTTTCTCTGGGTTAACTATATACATATCTAACTCCAGGTGGCGTCAAATAGCACCATATCGGAAACCGCGTTGATTTTCAGCATAAATTCTTCGGCTTCATCTTCCTCGATTAATTGATCATGCAACATTTCCTGGATAAACGGCACGTCGATATACGATTTACTATCATATATCATATCGGCTATTTCTTCCAAGGACTGTGTGGTTTCAATTTCTGCGTCAAGGAATATCTGTCCGGCATCTTTAGGACTTCCTAATTGAATATTTGGAACTTCAATTTCAACCGGATAATGCCTGCCACCTAAGCGGGTGTTAAGATATTCGATTATTTTTTTGTAATGACCATATTCTTCATCTGCTTGAGATAAAAACATTTTGGCGATATTAGTCAGTCGCAAGGCGTCGAAATAACTATACAAAATCATATACTTACGATTATTAAAAATTTCCTTTCCGGCCTGCTCATTTAGTACTTCGTTAAGGTTTTCGGATAATTTCACGCATTACCCTCCTTTCCTAAGATATTATCAGTCGTTAAAATACGATGTAGTCCACTTCGTCACTTGCGGCAATAACCCAGTTTCCACTAATAGAAGTGATATTGAGATTGCTTCCCGAAGAAGTTACCTTGATTGCAGATCCAGATACCGGACTTCCAGACCTGTAGACATTAACCATTTTGCCTCTAACGGTGGTCAAGTTGGTCTGAATAACGATGGCAGAAGCAGAAGCCTGTCCAGATGTTACCGCGTGGCTTCCTGAAATCGGAGCGTTCTGAATCCATGATCCAAGATTTGCGAGTTGAGCTGCACGATTGGATCGATTAAGTTTTGATGCAATTGCATTTGTTAGTTTTGCGATAGTCATTTTTTTATTCCTCCATTATTTTTTTGAATATGATATTTGCACACGGAGCCAGGATCTTATCCCGTTATGTGCATGATTATTATTTTTTATTTTTTACACTTTTAGCCAGATTGCTTCCAGCGTCTCTGGTGTTCATGCCCTCTTCTCCGAGTTCATCATCGGACTTAGATGGTCGTCCAGATTCTTTACCACCACTGATTTGTGCTGCGGGAACAATTGGGGTAAGATTTTCTGTCCACTTGCGTTCTCTCGCCTCATCCATCTGTGCTTGCATTACAAACGGATCTTGTCCTGTTGCAGCCGCTATCTTTTGAGGCAATACAACACCTTGCCCCATCAGACTAATCTGTGTATCAAGCCTGCGTTGCCTATCGGTATAGAAATTAGTACCTTCGAAATTAAATCCAAACTGGTATTCTAAGCCTGCATCTTTTACTCTTTTATTAATTTGATATTCCATAAACTGATTAAAATAAGGATATATAGATGTTGAGCACATTTCATCGACGGCAGCCGAAAGGCCAGTTTCCAAAGAATTCATTTTTTGACTGGTACTACTGATGAGGTTTCCATTTATACCGCTTTGCCCAGTTACATTTTTCGAATAGCTGCTATACATTTCATTATCGTGTTCAAATTCTATTCCCTGAGTATTTTGGACAGGCGCTTCTACAAACCTCACGGCGTCATTGCTGATAATGGCTTTTACAAGAGCCATAAATTCGCCAAGCAGACGAGGTGAAAGTGCAGTAGCATCTCTTACGGTTGCTTTTGTATCTTTTAAAAACGGAAGTTCAGCAAACAATATTTTTGCCGCACTCAACGCATAAGCATTTCTTTGCATAGATCTCACCATTGGAAGCATTGCAAAATCAGGAAACAGTGACGAAAACGCCGGGATGCGGCTTGCCAACTCATTGGAAAACTTCCAGCCCCAGAACCCATCGGTTGGATCACAGCTTCCCCACTGCGAATAAACGCTATTGGCTCTATCGCCTATCAGCGCTGAAGGATTATATGCGTCTGGTCGTTGTCCCTTAAATATCTTAGTGTATGTTTTTTTAAATATGTCGGGATACAAATCAATGTCGACTCCCCCTTGATTAAAAAACATATAGTCGAAATCAAACAATAATCCGTAATCCCATCTGCCGGTTATCACACAATAATTTGACGGTAATTCCTGAAGGACATATCTACCCATTCCTTCGTCTCTGAAAACAGTAAAATAGGTTTCCTGCCTCAGTAGTTGCCTCAATGCACTAGAAAACTGTCCTTTTACATCAAATCTAAACATAAAATCTTTTAGTACATTCAATGCTTTATTGTATGGTTCACTCTTATACTCAGACGACTTTTTTACATTTTTGCAATAATACGTATAATCCCAAGCGGGAAGATTAGAAAGATAAGATATAATACGCTTATATGTGGGGTTACTATATTCCAATATTTCCGAAATTGATAATAATTCCATTTCGGATTCTCTCGGATTAGCAAGCGCCTTTGCTACGCGCTCTTCACTTGCTTCCCCCGTGCCACTTAGCGTAATGCTCTGCATTCTCGCATTAACCAGCATGGGGTTGAACACAGAAGGATATAAATAAGAATTGTTGGAAGACTGTGCAAATTCCTTAAAGTTCTGATCGTTCCAATTATATATATTCAAAATGTTTTGTAGTTGCTGTTCTGTTAGTTCAGAAATTTCTGTTTCTAGTTTAATTTTTTTTGGTCTACCCAATGTAATTACCTCCTTTCGTTTAGAGGTTTAGTTCTTTTATAAGAATATTTTCAATATTATTAAAATCCCAGTAAGGAATTTCAATTAATTTTATTTTTTTGCTAAAACAGTAATCTTTTTTAATATCGTCTCTTCTTTTTTGCGCTTCAAATGCTTTCTCTCCGCCGAAATAATCAATGGCATAAAAATGTTGTTGCCCAGAATATTCCAAGCAAATATTATATTCTGTTAAATAAAAGTCAAAAGGAAGAAGTTTTTTGCACTTACAATCTTTAAATTCATATTGATCAACATATTTTATTTTATGGTTTTCCAAACATTTTCTTATTTTTAACTCTCCTTTTGAGACTTTGCAGAAAGGACATCCCGATTTAGATTTTCCTGCTCGATGTCCGATTTTAGCTTCATAAGATTTTCCACATTTGGGACACAACCAGAAAACAGCAATCTTACTATTGGAACATACCCTATAAGGGCTTATTGTGTTCTTACTCCAATCCCATTCCAAGAGCAAATCTGGATTTTCTTCACCTAAATTATGCCCATCAAAAATTAGTTTGTCTGACCTTTCTTTTCCCCTCTTTATATATGAGCAGTCGCGACATCTATTGCCTCTCTTAAACCTGTCAAAAACCATAAAATAATTCTTTTGACACATGTGGCAAAATATTTCTATTTTTTCTTTACATCCTAAACGTTCTTGTGAAATTAAAATATCTCCATCGCCATATAGTAAAATATAATTTCTTATATAGTCTAACGTAAATGTCTGTTCTATGCCCTGCTTTATATGAGAACATATTCCACACCGATACCCTCTCTTAAAATCAGAGAATCGCGATAAATATACATGATTATTTGGGCATATGGTTTTTAGCTTTTCGCTTACAGTTTTATATGTCTCAGAAATTAAAACATATCCCGCGTCTTCATAATATTGTTTAACTTCAGCATATGGAATTCTTAATCCTTTGCCGCGGTCTTTACTGGGGCAAAGATGGTGCCTATACCCTTTGATAAAGCTGTTCCAATCTATAGAATAAATATCATTACAGACACGACATCTATATTCTAATTTAGTATTTGAGTTTTTATATACGGTGCTTATTAGCATCTCCCCGCTACCATTTTTCTCCACATAATCTCTAACCAAATCAATATTCCATTTTACGGCACACATTTTTATTCCTCCTAGTAATATTTGCTCCTATTGTTTAATACTAAGTAGAGAGATTGTCTGTTAGGAGTACAGATTTTCGGGAGCGACCCTATCTCTCTACTATTACTACTATATTACCATACTATTACAATTTTGTCAAGTGTTAAAATCCATAAGTCAACCCCATAACCGCCGTCCAGTCATCTCCAGTGTCTTGCTCTTGCAGTAAATCCTGATCAAGCAAACTGGCAAAAAAGTTACCATAGGCTAAGCTACTGTATCGGTCTTTCCTTGCAGTAGATGTTGCGGTTTCTAATTTAATATTTCCTCCGATAATAGCCATTTCTAAGTTAATACATTCATTAACTAATAAATTAATTTGCACATAGGATTGTAGGAATGATGCGCGAACTTCTGGATCTATTTTACTATCAACAAATTCTTTATTGTTTTTTAGCAGATAGGTTTCAGCGTCTGCATCTTTTACCAAGAAATCAACCATCTTCTTTTGTAATTTGTCTCGTAATTCAACAGCTATTTGCGAATTAAGTTTAGCATCTGCGCTAATCGGATATATAATAGGCAGTGCATTTAAAGCGCTGGTATGATTCAGAAGTTCTTCATATTTTACATTATCCAATGACGGATGGCTCATACTGGTCATAGCAGGATATTCTTCGTTGCGCTCCGAATCCTTTGTTACCATGCCCAGTTGTTCATAAACGGAAACGCCGATATTAGCAACATCGAGCACGATGAAGTCGGCCTCAAAATCCCACCATAATTGCTTTATGCGCAACCCCTGAGTCATACTGTTCTTGCCACTGAACGATTCCATATAGACAACCTCGCGTCGATATCCTTTGTGAGTGGGCAGAAGCCTGATACAACTGGAAACCGCCAGGTCATTTGCTTTACCGCCTCTACTGGCGATATCACAGGTCAAAATACGAATTTCGTCATCCTGTTTGGGAATCCCATAAAGATTTTTCTTGGGGTTGTGATTGTAATTATCACTCCTCTGTGGATAAAACGCCTTTTCTATTTTTCTCGCTTTTTCAAACATGCTCAACTTAAAGTAGGCATTAGTACTTTCACCCCATGGAATATTATCATATTCTTCCAAAGCGGTGATTTCATCCATCTTGCTTTTTTCCCTCTTGATTTGAGCAGCGGTTTTAATATTGTGTAAAATAGACAAACTATAATCCAGACATATTACGCCACACTTTTCACCCTTGAGCATCATTGACAAGTTCTTCTTGGTTTCGTCATACCACCATAATCCCTTATGGTAAGCAGAGGAAATAAATGCTTCTTTAGGCTCTTCTTTCAAAATTTCTATACCAGCATATTCTGGCAAATTTAAATAAGGAGCTTGACGAATATAAGAAAATGGTCTGATAACGGCGTCGACTACAGCCTTATCAATTAACCGGAATTCTTCATATATGGTAAACGTTGAACGTCGACCACGGCTGCTATCTTTACTAGCCACAACTTTAATCACGCTACCGTTATGAAAATCAACTTGCCATTTATTCATATTAGTGGTGATATTACTAATCTCTCTAGCCAAGTTGGGATGATCGTTTGCCAGACTTGTAATCTTATCCGATACAATCAATCCCGCTTGTTCCTTGGTACTACTACAAACAACAATCTCAGATCGAGGATATAGAATAGCCTTTGCACATGCAAATACAGCAAGTAACCAGGTTTTGCCATCGGCTCGGCTCGCTATGGCGACAAAAGAGTCGCTTACCGACATTAAATATATCCAGATTATCTGAAAGAAGTATAACTTAATACCTAGGTAATGACTTACGAAAAAATGAATATTGCGACGATAAAGCGTACACCAGTCGATGATGTTATCAATTCTCTTCTCATCCATTTTCTGTGATGTTACAATTTCTTTCGGACGCTTAAACACATCTTGATTATTGGCGTTTTTTATTCTATCATTTTGAAAATTCTTATGCGAAGGCATTACGCCTCACTTTGTGATGAATCGTCTTCCAACGTATCATCTCTGTCTACCGCACCTTCAAAATCAAAGTTCCTTTGAACACCCCAGAAATTAAGGAACGGTCTTAGTATGTGTTTCTTCCAATAATCATTGATGTTGCTAACGTCCTTGTAAATATCTTGATCCTTATACCACTCCGCAGGTTTTAACTTTTCAATATCTGCCAACCATATGCCAAATGCCTCAGAACTTTTTGTTCCATCGGCAGTCTTTTTCTGGTCTGGGCGAATCGCGGAATTGCTCATCATTTCACCAAGAGCTTTTACACGTTTTTCAACGTTATTGCCTGAAGCCCTGTCATTTTCTATTTCCAGCAATTGAAAGCATATTTCCCTCAAAAGAATGGCTTTGGGACGATCATCTTTAACATCGCGTCCACCCAACTCATTAAATTCATTCTGTAAATAGGCAATATCTTCATATGATTTGCCCTTACCCCAAAACGCCTGTAGTTCCTGATAAGTTGCATCTGCATCTTCTTCTGGTGTATTGACAACTATAGAAGCAACGGAAGGATATTCTTCGAAAGTTAAAGACTGATCATCTGCTAAATTACTAAGCGTGGATAATTTGCTCTTATATATGCCAAATACAGTAATATCTTCTTGTCCCTTTGCTTTTAATTTATCAATATGGGTTCTAGTGGAATCTACGGCATTGGCGTTCCACCCCACGTTTAGGATTTTGCATGTGCGCAGTAATGCTTTTTCAAAATTTCTTTCAATAGTAAAAGCGTTGTCATAGATTTCTCCACAGCATTTGCGGCAAATTGACATGAAATTATTTTTATCGAGCACGGCGTCCGTGGCGGAGTAGTATTCTTTTGCCACTTTATCTTTCATACATCGGCGACAATATATTAACTTTTCATCAGATTTACCCGATGTTCTAATCAAACTTTTTGCTTTAGGCATTTTCTATGTACTCCTATTATTTAAAAATAATCGCATCATAAAAGATGCATATTGAAATTTGTGTTACTAAGAGCTCCAAAGAGGAATTGAACCCCTGACATCCTCATTACAGGTGAGGCGCTCTACCAACATGAGCTATTGGAGCCAAGTATAGTCATAGAAGGAATAACTGGCAATAATTCCTTCTACGACTATATAATGAAATCGTTCTTTTATGTACTATTCAAATACGGGATGAACCGTAAATGTATCGGCTGTAGCCACCCATTGACCGTTTTCGGTATTTACTCTAGCGCTAATATACCAAACACCAGGCATACTGATGTCGCCTGCGACTGAGACATACTTTATCCTGCCATTTTTACCATCGCTATCAAATACTGCGGGTCGATTGAAAGTAGTTCTATCTGGTCGTTTAAATAAAATTACGTTGGATGCGCTGGTTCCGCCGGATAAATCTACCGGTACTCCACTATCTGATATGTTTACAATAAACACGGTGCCGGTGTCCCCGCAATGGATATCCGTCATAGCAGCCATATATTACCTCGCAATCACCAGGACGTTTTGAATGACGCCCTGTGCTTCTAAAATTTGTTTGATATAAAGTGTTTTTTGGTATAATCGCGTAGCAGACATTTTAAAAGAAATTTGTCGTTGTATAGACACTCGGAATTCAAAGGTATCAGCGTTCACAACTCACCTCAAACACCCTGCATATTTTCAATGTAATCTCCTTTGTGGGTTGCCAGAAAAATGATATGATCTCGGCAATAAATTTCCTAGAATATCCCCAAGAAACAATACCGCCGAAGTTGTTGACGTTTCTTCCATATCCTCTCGCAACTATCATTCCAATTCCTCGCGGCGTTCACTACCTTGACCCCTGTATTTCTGCAAACCATCGGCGTCCTCATACAATTGAGCACTTAATAGTATACTGCCGTCTTCGGCGTAAATAGTCATCACGCCTGTAAGGGGATCTGTTATCATCTTATTTTTTAGAATGGCGGTGATAATGCTGGTTTCGTATGACATATCACTTAGCGATTTACCAAATGTGTTGACGTTGGTGTGGTTTATCAACAGGCTCTCCCAAACAGCAGTAGCAATTTCTTCTGGGGTTGGAGGAGTGACACCGCCTCCGGTGGCAACAGTAATTGCCTGCACCGGTTGCTGATAATTAATTCTAACAGTATAAGCGCCGTCGGTATTGTTGAATGGGTCTCCACCACCGTCAACAAGCAATATGCCGTCACTAATAGTAACAGTATGATTTGCCTCTTGCGGTTTTAGTTTCCACCCATTCATCAAAAACGCATAAATAGGAATAGCCGTTCCAACTATGGGGTCGATGTCGTTACCACCGACTTGACTAAAAGCAGGGAGATATTTTGAATTATCAGACGTAAGAAACCAGTCTACCCACCGTGACCATAATTGACGAACCGACAAAGATGTTGTTCCGGTGGTCAAGGTTATTACTTTTGTCAAACCATTAAAGCTCAGTCCCATGGTTACTCCTTAATCGAGATAAGCTCTATCAGCCTCAGCCGTTAATGTAATGGATATACCCTTGCTTCTAGAAATTGTACCTGTGGCTACAACTGGTTTAGCACTTCCGGCATTACCGGCTACAACAACAATAGGTGCGTCGTCGCCATTGCTTCCAGTGCCTCGTTGCACATTTCCGTCGTAATCATAAGAAAACCCAATAGACGCAGCGGATATTGCCCCGGTAATCGGAACGCTGTCGTTATCATTAACTGTAATGGCGTCGGCGGTTCCGTAATCATAACCCAAATTGCTACCTGCGTCATCGTTGGCAAAATACATGCGATAATAGCCGGTTCCACCAGCAGTTAAAGCTGTGTTGAAATTCAATGTTCCGGCTGCGGCATAAGGATAATAAACCTCATTACCAACAGAAGAACCATAGGGCAGGAAGTATACGCGGTTTAAATCTGCCGCAATAACGCCTTCAATAAATACTCCGGCTGTGGTATAAAGGGTGTCACCAACAAAATAACATAATTGATTGGCTGTTTGTCCCGTTACGCTTCCCACGCCATCATCTATGTCTCCGGCTTGTCGGAGATTATATTGCATCTTGGTATAAATTTCTTCCAGAGTAGCATTAGCAACGGTATTATCTATAATGGTTCTGAAGTTATATGATTGGCTACCAACCTGTTTGCTCTGATTGACACCAAAATATTCAAGATCAATGCTTGAATACGGCGCACCAGACATGGCGACGTCGTCATCTGTAATTTTCAGATCTGCACCAACGGAAATAGGCAGAGAAACTTTAAATGCGCCAGTACCGGACTCACCAACATCGCCTAATACGGCGTCATCATAGGTATAATTTGCTTCACGGCAGAATAATTTAAAATAAGACCTGTTATCAAAGTCGCCGTTTGTGGCGTCGCCATAAACCTGTATGCCCTCATTTGGTGCATCTGTAAATGTAAAATCATAAGCAGTACCGCCGGAGTCGCGCTGATAATAAAATTGTGCCCCCGCAGGAAAACCAGACGCTAAACCAACCAAACCCACATACTGTCTATTCAATACGCCGACGTTAGAATATTCACTCCAACCAGCATCTCGAATCATTTGCCTCGTTGTATCGCCTGCGGGTTTCCATCCGTTGTAACTGCCACCAGGATCTTGACCGAAAATATATTGGCCAGAACGAGCGTCGAGAACATTCATGGGGAATGGATATGGCTGATAAGCAGCAGTTGTCCACAAATCCACAAATTTTGCCCAAATAGCGTTACCTGTTACGCCGTCTTTTGCCGTAAGATTTCCGGCTTCAAGCAATGTAAATGTTTTTGCTCCAAAATCAAAAGTTATCTCAGTACCAACAACGAGATCATCAGGATCTATAATCTTATATCCCATAAACGCCTCCTTCTATTCCAAATACGCTCTGTCAATTACCTGGCTGACAGGCAAGGAACTGTTAGTTGCACCAAGGACATATCCTCTAACATATAAAGGCACATATCCTATTTTAAATATTCCTACATCTATGCTTTCACCAGCACTTGTATAATTGTAATTATAAGTTGTTCCAGAATTCTGTTGTACATTAATACGCTCTACTTCTGTACCGGCATTTAGAATAGAAATATCGGAGCCGTCTTTTAGTCCTGAAAGAGTAAGAGTAATTGAAGAAACAACGCTTGTACTTGCACCGCTGCCATTACGATATGAGACCACACCTATGTTTCCACTTGCATTAAGAGTAACTTGACCGCCGGAATTATTATAAATAACTTCGTTTCCGGTTGAACCATTGGAACCCGCA